TATATACATGTAGGGTGGGTGGGGTGGCAGGTGCATGGGTGGGTAGTGGGAGCTATCTGCAAGATTTTTATTGTAAAGTAATCTCAAGGTTCACAAATCTGTGAGGCTCTAGCTATCGTGAGGATTGCTAATACTTTAGGTTAACACTTTGGGAATAAATAACGGGGGTAATTCCAGGCATAAAAAAACCCCCTCGAAATTAATCAAGGGGGTGGGGTCGATTGGTCTTTTATTCTATCTCGGCTCTTAATGTATTGGGGGAAAGCTTTGCAAGTTCCCTAGCTCCGCCGATTTCGTTCTTAAATCTTTGTTCATCAAAGTTAGGATTATCCGCCTTAAACATTTTAATAAACAAATCTTGAGTATGCCAAGAATTATGAAAATATCCGTCATATCTTAAATCACCATTTATGGGTCTTGTTAATTTAGCCGACTCAACACCGCCTAAGATTTTAGCGGTCTTTTCATAATGTCTTTTTTCAAACATAGGTTTTTTCTTTTTAACCATTTTCTACCATCCTTTTTAAATAGCCAGAATATCCAATAAAAGATATTCGAATTAATTCCCTAGATTTTACTAAATTATTGATAAATTTTAAACAAAAAAAAACCCCCGATGTTTTAATTCGGGGGTCTATTTAAATTAGATATTAATTAATTGTCTTCGGATATTGAAACAATTTGAACGCTAAGGTTCTCACCATCGCTTTCTATACTAAATTCTAAGCCTTTAATAAATTTAGTAAATTTTTCATAGGCTTCATTGTAGGATTTAGCGTTATAAATTAAGCGGGTGATAGTTCCTAAATCATGGGTCTTAATAGCTTTTGATTTAGGGATAATTTCATATCTTGCTACGCCTTTATAAATCATCTTTTTCACCCTCGCTATCTTTGGAATTATTAATAGCTATTTCACCGTCAACTAATAATTCAGAATACGATTTTAATTTTTCTAATTGCTGAACTGTAAAGAGATTTTTAACACCCCATTTAAGACAATGGATAAAAGCTTCATCTTCGGTGTTAACAATAACTTTCATTCCCGCAATTTCTGACATTCTTTCTGATTGCATAGTATCAGCATCAATACAATTAGATTTGATTTCTAATAATATCTGGTCTTTTTTACTCATAGTTATTTTTCCTTTTCGTTAATTGATTTTATTTTACTGATTTTTACCTATATTTGAATAAAAAAAAACCCCGCAAAAAAGCGGGGTCTATAACTATTTATATAAAAGAATTTATTAGTCTAATCTTACAAATTCCTTTTTTTCAGTATCGTATTTTATGGAGCTAGTGATACCAATAATTTGATTAATCTTTTCTTGATTGTCTTTATTATTTGAAGCGGGATGTTTCTTACTTGCTTCAATAATAACTTCTCTTAAAAAGTTTAATACTTTCTTAGCCGTATTTGGTTTTAAGATTTCTAATAATGGGTCTTTTGTATTCCCCGCAATATTTGCGAAATCTTTTTCAAGACAATTCTCAACAAATTTATGAGCGTCTTTTGTATCCGCTAAATTAATAAACTTATTGAAAATATCGAAGTTATTGTCTTCGGCTATTGTCTTAGCGGTTGCACCATTAATAGACTCTGAGTCTTCACCAGGTGATCCTTTGGTGTTGCTCTTATTGTCTAAGTCTTCAACACTATCGGGAAGCTTAATTTTTTCCGCATTGCCTAAAATTAGTCTTCCATAAAGTTTATCTAATTCAGTCCCCGTCACGATTTGTAGATTAGTATTAGTATTTATTGAACCAATCTTTTTTCCCTCGGCTGAGAATTGATAGACGTTAGGGTAGATGTCATTATGTTTTGCGTAAATTCGTCTTACCTTGTTAGCGTCTTCCTTTACTTTAAAAATGTCTTTATGAGCAAATAAAAGTAAAGCGTATTTAGTAAATCTTGAATTTAAACTTCTCATAGAAGCCAATTTGGTATCACTAAATAATAAAGTTCCGTCTTCCATTTTCTTTTGGAATTGTGACGGATTAAGTTCTTTCATTAAAAGCTTTCTGAGGTCTTCCGCCTTGTTAGGTCTGTAAACATCATTTAATACTTTTAATCTTGAAACACTTTTCTCGGCTAATTTTACAATCTTATCACCGCTCAAAATGTTTTCTTGTTTTTCCGCAAGATTAACAATCATTTGTTGCATAGTCTTATGGAATTTAGTATCCCTCAATTCGGGATGTTCTTTAAGCTTTTGAACATCAAGTTTATGAGTAAAATCTACTTTTCTTTTGATGCCATTAAGCATTTCTAAGTCAATGCTAACTTGCGTCAACTCAGTTTTTAGTTTTCGTTCTGCCATTTTTTTTTCCTTTTCTTTAATGGTTAACTAATTCTATTAAATAGAAATATATCTATATGTCAAATAAATATACCGCCGATACAAATTTTTTTTGTTGACTATTTGTTATTTTTCTGAGTGAGATTTTACATATAAAAAGCGTTGATATATAATGATTTTAGAAAGTAGGTAATTAGAAATGAAAAGAATAATGACATATTTATCATTTATATTTTATCTATTGTTAGGAATAATTAACTTAATAATGGGTCTATATCTGATAAATGCATACATGAACTCCGATATATTCAGTATTACGTTCAGTATTGTGGGAACATGTTTATTAATGGGAGCTATCTGTTGTTTTTACATTGTTAAAAATATCGGCGATAGATTAAAACATGAGTGATTATACAATTGCATGTAATGAAAAGGTAAATCCTTTTTACTATATCTTACGACCCAATAATAGAGACGCAGAGCGAATTTTAACTAAACATATCGGCGGTAGTTTTCATACCATGGGAAATAAAATATATGCTATGGAACAGAAAACTATGATTAGTTTTATGGGTCAAATCAAAACCCATAATTTAAAAGTAAACTTTCTACGAATAGAAAACCAAGGGAAGGAAAAAATAAATGACCAGAAAAGACAAGGAAAATATACTAAGTAGATTAAGTCAAAACATTGATAAATTTAGTAAAGCTTACAAGTCAAGCGAATTAACAGATGAGTTAATAGATATATACATAGATTTATCTAAGATGTTATTAGTTCATGGGAACAATAAAAATAAAAGGATGATGCATGTATATGAGTAATTTAATTATCATACTGAATATACTAACTTTATTAATAGTTTGTTTTATTGCATTGATGGTGTGGATTATCGGTGATAGACAAGCCAAAATACATAAGGATAAATTTAAATGAATAGAATATATAAACTATCAATCACTGCGGGAACGGAACAAGGAACTTGTATTATTTCTGACGAAATGCTCGGAAAAGATATTTATTTAGCTGAGTTCCAAGAATATGAAGACGCTTCTAATTTTTTAGACAGGTGTTTTAAAAAAATTGGTATGGGTAGAAATTATAATTACTACATTAGAAAAGAGGGAGAAAAAAATAAATGAAAAAATACAGAGCGATAGATGAATCTCATCAACGAATATACTACGAAGCAATATTCGAAGCAGAAAATGAAGAAGACGCAGAAAGAAAAGTTGCTAACGGCTCAGTTAATTGGAACGAAGTAAGAAGCAAACTAGACGATAACAATGTAAGTATAGAGGAAATAAAAAATGAACACGAGTAAAGAAACAGTAGAATATATCATGAAATTTAATAAAAGTTTGTATGATAAACTAAGTAAAAATGGAATTGAAGATAGTGATTATCCATTTGCTAAAAGAATAATAGTCGAGAAAGTTGACATCGGGAGTAAAAAAGAATAGTCTTTAGATAGTTAATCCAAATAACTATCTTTTTTACATAGCCCTCCTTATCCCTCATCGCCTTTGGCGGTGGGGGTTTTTTTTATTTAGCGATTGGTTCTGTTTTTAAAATAACAGTACGCCCACTCCCTATCATCTGATTTGTATTCGTTTTCAACAAATCGCCTGATGCTATCTTCATTAGATTTATTAATATTATAAAAGCAATCAAATATAGAGCTAAGTTTTTCAACAATATTTTTAACATACATAATATATCCTCCTATTATTATAGATATTATACATACGAATATGCTATCGGACTATTGCTAAGACGACATACCAGGCTTGATTGACATACAAATGTATCGGGATATAATGGAAATATGAAGAAAAAAGATACGATAGGTTTTAAAACAAAGTGGTATTACTGCGGGTGTTATACAATAAATGCTAGTGGTAAGAAAATAATGTTAAAATCTAATGTGGATTATAGCAAGGAACACCCAAAGCATAGTCCAAAATGTCTATATAAAGAACAACAAGCATAAAATATCGGGGGTATAAATGAATACATATTACTATGTAGGATATGGAAAAGACAATAAAGGGATAGTCTCTCATGAAGATGGTTGGAAAAGATTAAATGGTGGTAAGAGATTATCTAAAAGTCAACTAAAACTATTACAAATGAAAGTATATAAGGTGGTAAAAAATGCAAGATGATGAAGTATTAAGTCAAAGACTATTAGAAGTAGATAGCAAGGCAAGAGAAGAATTAAATAAAATATTGGTAGCTCTTAATCAGGCATCAGCTAAGGCAGATAAGGAAGAGTTCCAGAAACACTATGATATATTACTATCGTATCTGGTGTATAAGTTATTAAATATAGAGCCTAATTAATGAAATATATTTTATATCAATTCAAAGGTAAATATGAGGGTGAAGGTGGTAATCATTGGAATCCTAGGGCTATAAGGTATATGGAAAGATTACCAAACAAAAAGGTAATGCTATTTAATTCTAGGAAAGAAGTTTTAAAGTTCTTAGATAATTATAGAGGTCTAAGTGTTGACTATGATATAGAAGAGTATAAAGGTAAACCCGCTAATGCTCAAACTTATACTTCTTATTATGGTAGTGAATTGTTAGAGGGGGTAGAGTCCCCCGCACAGGCATAATGTTCATAGCATGGATATAAACTTATGTAAAACTTGCGAACCATTGACATATGGTCGCACTTAGAATATACTAAAATTATGGAGCATCTAAACACTGGCGACTGTGGGCGTATTGGGTCGCATTTGTTAATCTTATACGCTCATTTGCTCTTAATCAGTTCGATGATACTGCGGTATGTAAATCTTGTAATGACGATTTGCTCTCAGAAAAGTTTTACCCTAAATCATCATCTATCGGCGGTAGAAAAATATCTCCGCAAAAGTTATTCAAATCTATCGCCGATACATTACAAGTTTCCCAAGGGAAATGGGTGGGTAGTGCCAAGGGGATTCTCCCGATGTTAATCATATGTGTTGATATCCCAAAACTACTAGGCTTGGGTAGTGCCTACAAGCAGAAGAGGATATATAAAGCAAGATATATGCGTTCTTCCCTTTACAAACTACCCATAAAAAGAAAAGAGGTAATATGTTAATACAGCAAACTACTACTAGAAGGAGGGTTGATATGGTGCAAGGATTTACAATCACTTCAAAGAACTTGGAAAAGGGAGATGTCATTCTTACTAAGCCAAGAAATGTATCCTCGGTATTACCAAACTGTAAGATAAAAATTACAGATGGTTATAAGAACCGAGATATCAGAATGTGTGATGTGCCTATCCTTTATGATGAAGAGAACAGAGAGCAAGGCTCTGTTTTAGTATCCGATATGTATGCCGTAAGAAGGGATAATATGTGGATACCTATTCAACATGATAATAAATAGAACCATATACAAAGCCAATGTATTTGCAGTTAGGGATTATCCATTTCAGATAATAAAACCTAGCACAAATGTAAAACTAGGTAAATGGGTTAGCAAGAGCAGACATGCAGGTAAACGAATATATACTGTGACCCTGGAGGAACGAGCTACTTGTCCCAAAACATGTAAGCATTGGTATGATTGTTATGGTAATACAATGCCGTTTGCACATAGACTTAAATACGATAGTCATCTTATCAAACGTATGGATAAGGAACTAGCATATTTAAATACAAAAAAGTACGGCGTTTTAATTAGACTTCATGTCTTGGGAGACTTTCCAGATTTGAAGTATGTCGAGCAATGGGAACAATGGCTTGACAAATACGAGAACATATCCTGTTATGGATATACTGCTCATTCACCAAAAGAATCTATCGGCGGTAGAATTGCAATGATGAATGAGAAAAGGTGGGATAGGTGGTCAATTAGATTTTCCAACTATCCAAGATATAAACTATCTGCTAATTCAGATACGGTATCTAAGAATGGTATCACTTGTCCAGAACAAGCAGGTCAAACTAAAAGCTGTGGCACTTGTGGATTATGTTGGAATAAATCTACCAAGCGTATTTTATTCATGACCCATAGCAGAGATTTGAGAAAGGGAAGTAATGCAAATCATAAACCAACCAATTAAAAATGCTATCAAGGATGCAGTAGGTCCTGGATTCTTTTATTGTGGTTTTGTAAAGAAATCTACAGGCACATTTAGAGAAGGCATTTTTAGATTTGATGTAAAGCAATACAAGTCTATTGTTGATGGTGAGATGAAAACTATCGGCGATAGACCCTCACCTATAACAGTCAATGACCAAGGAATGTGTTTAAAAGAGTTTTATAATAAGAAATATCTGGCTCATCAGAAACACCCTCATGACTTTACATCAGTAAGATACGACAGTATAAAACTGTTGAAGTTCAAAAAGAAAATGTACACAGTCAAGTTCATAGATGAAGTAGGATATAGACTAATGATGCTAGAAAAGATACCTAGTAAGTTAGAAGAAACAGTCAAGCTTCTCTATCGTGTTGATGAGTTTGACTTCACCATAGGAAACTTACCACAACAAAGGAGACACTAATGGATAAAAAACCCAAGGCTATTGACGCTACAATAGAAATATTAAACAGCAAAGCTTTTACTAATATTCTTTCAAAAGAAACATCAGAGTCTTTTAAAAGCTTAGTAAAGAAAGTCCATGAGGAAGCCTACAATCAAGGCTTTCAAGATGGCGGCAACATGAGTAATCAAATATTCTCAAAGGTGTGTGATACTCTTGCCAGGAATTGATTTAGATAATCTTAATTTAGATGAAGGGGGCAGTCTTCGATTGGACTGCCCTTTGTGTTTAAATAGAAATACTTTATCTATAAAAAAAATAGATGGGAAAGTATTATGGAATTGTTTCCATGTATCTTGTGATTACAAAGGTGTCGATGCTAAAGGATACTCAATGAAAGATTTAGAAAATATCTTCGATAGAAAACCAATGCAAGAACAAAAGTTCGAGATACCAAAATCATTTGTGTCTATCTATCCTAATCCAAGAGCCATGCAGTATCTAGAGGATTATGGGATTAGTCCTTACGATTGTAATGCTAGGATTATGTATGATGTAAAACAGGATAGAGTAGTTTTCTTAATAGACATTGACGGGATTGTTAGAGGTGCAGTCGGTAGGTCACTAACTAATAAACTTCCTAAGTGGTATAAATACAATTCAAGCGACTATCCGTTTGTAGTAGGCAGTGATGTATTCAATGCAGTTATTGTTGAAGACTGTGTATCAGCTTGTGCCGTAGCTCCTATCCATACAGGGATAGCGATTATGGGAACATCTCTATCTGATAAACATGCTGAATATATCCGCAGTAAATTTAGAAAAGTGTATATCTGCCTAGACCCCGATGCAAACTCCAAGACTTTTGACATACAAAAGAAGCTCGGATATAATGTAGATAGTAAGATAGTTTTAATACCCAAAGATTTAAAATATTTAAAACAACAAGAGATTATGAGGTTATTACATGGCGATAGCTAAAGAGTTAGAAGAACAGCTAAGAAAAGCAAAAGAGAAAAGCAGGGATAGATTAAAAAGAATTAAAGAATTAGAGGAAGAACTAAAAGAAGAAAGGCTTCACAATAAATTTTTAACAAAGAGATTAGGAGACTGGGCGGATAGAAATTTTAGTATACGACAAGAACTAGAAAACATGACAGTCGATAAGGTGTTAGCAAAGTCTAAAACCAAAGAAGAGTTTCGACAGCTTCAAAAAACACAACAGTTAGCTGAAGCTGTAGATAAGGCAAAAGAGGATGCCTCTAAGTTAAATACCTCTGGATTAGTTACAAAAGGAAAGGAATAGAAATGGGATGGTTTACGACAAGACACTTTGACGGGGTGGTAAAAATAGCGGGGGTACAAGTTAACCTTGTACTAAAATCAGATTACGACAGGATATGGAATGAAAATACAGGCGAACCTTTTGAGTATTGGCATTATCATTTTGAATTTAGAAATAAAAAAATGGAAGACGATGATGCAAAAGGTATTAAAACAATGGAGGGTAATAATGCTTTGCCTGAATACAGATTGCCCTACATATCAGAAACTGGATATAGGTCCGACTTCTTTCAGTATATTAAAAAACCAAAGAGTATAAATACCGAGGATATAAAAGAAATGATTGAAGGGAGGGTCACTATGTTACTAGGTAAAAATACAGAGATTATAAAATCATATAATCAAAATCCAGTAGAGATAGTATCCGACATACCAGAAAAATCATGGGAGGTAAATGATGAAAAAGAAGAAGACTAAAGAAGAGAAGTGGTCAGATAAACATTTGATTATTAATATCGAAGGTTTTAGTAAGAAACAGAACCAAGAACTCAAAGACAAGATTATGCAGAGAGTAGCACAAAGTATAGAAAGGAACAGTAATGACAAATCCATTTCCTAAGTACCAGATTATGGCAACAGTAGAAACAGTATTCACTTTTGAAGTTCCGGGAAATGTAAAAGACTTACATGAATACTCTGACAAAAAAGCAAGAGAGTTAATGGAAAAGAAATTAGTAGATATGCAAGAGTTCAATCTTGATGTTAAAGATTTTGTAAGTAATTGTAATATTAGAATAGAGGATGATTACACCCATGAGTAATGATGTTAAAGAATTGAGGGAGGCTTTAGGCATTGTTAGACTAGCACCAAGGCTAGAGATAGTAATGAATAAATTTAAGAAGGTGGTTAATGAAAGATTTGATGGCGTTAAAGATAGTAAAGCTTTGTCTAAAAAGGGAGTTCTATCAAAAGTACAGAAAAAAAATACAAAAGAGTAGTCTATCTAATTTATTAGATGTCTACGGGGTTATTGAAAAAACATTTAAAGAATTACCAGACTGTAATGAAATCTTACCAGATGATTTATATTTAAATTATCTAACCTACAATCCTACCAACACCCAGGCTAATAAAGATAAAGCCATGCAAGTTGTGACTGACTTAGATAAAGTTGATATCAACGAAGATAATGTAGTTATGACTATTCAAGAGATGCACAAATCTCAATTAGTTCATGAAGCCGCACAAAAATGTTTAGATATTTATAAAGGGGGTGATGGTGAAGTTCAATCTGTTATTAAATTATTACAACAAGAAGATAATATCGGCGATAGTATTACAGAGGTGACAAAAGATTTAGATGAACTATTAAAAGAAATGGATTACAGTAATCTATTTACTTTCAATGCTCCATCTCAATTAAACGATTGTGTTAAAGGTGTAGGCAAGGGTCACTTCACTATCATCTTTGCTAGACCAGAATCAGGCAAGACTGCTTTCTGGATTAATATGGTGGCAGGACCAAATGGTTTTGCATATCAAGAAAAAGTCAATAATATCGCTGTTTTTTGTAATGAAGAAAAGCCTACCCGAAATGTTTTTAGATTAATACAGTCATGTTCTGACATGACAAGAAGCCATATAGATGCAGAACCCACCTTGGCTAATGAAGAATGGAAAAAGATAAGAGATAAAATTCATGTCTACGATTGTAAAGATTTTACCGTAGAGTCTATCGACAGTTATTGTGAAGAATATAAACCCGATATTGTTGTTATCGACCAATTAGATAAAGTAGAATTATCTGGTAGCTTTAACAGTGGTCATGAAAAACTAAGAGAAATTTATAAATTAACTAGAGATATTTCTAGTAGAAGGGATGTGTGTATGTTTGGTATTTGTCAAGCGAGTAGTGATGCTCACGATAGAAACCATATCAGTTTTGATACTATGGAAGGTAGCAAGACAGGTAAGGCAGCCGAAGCTGATTTGATTATTGGTATCGGTAAGAAAGATGATTGGGAAGGAGAAGAAGACTTTACTAGAACTTTATGTATTAGTAAAAATAAATTAACAGGTTGGCATGGTATTATTGTTTGTAAGATTGTGCCAAGCAAATCGAGGTATATAGACTAATGATAAGCGTATTAGATATAGAAACAACCTTTACGGAAGACGGAGATAATACTCCGTATAATTTAAGAAACAAACTTGTAAGTGTAGGAGTAAATGATGAATACTTATTTTTTAATCACGATGATTTCACTGGTGACATTCGTACTAGCCATAATGCCGTACAATCAATTTTAGATAAGACTACTTTATTAGTAGGTCATAATTTAAAGTTTGATTTGTCTTGGTTATTAGAATGTGGATTTAAATATGAAGGCAAAGTATGGGATACAATGGTTGCAGAATCTGTTTTGTTTAGAGGACAGCGAAGACCATTAAGTTTAAAAGAATGTTGTAGAAGAAGAAAGATAGGAATTAAATATGCCACATTAGAAAATGCTATCGACTCTGGTATTGGCATGGATAAAATACCTATAAAAGATTTAGAAACTTATGGTAGAAACGATGTCACCATAACTAAAGATTTATATCTACAACAAGATTTAGATTTTAAAAGAGAAGAGAACAAAGGGCTGATACCTACATTAGAAATGATGTGTGAGTTTTTGGTTACTTTAGTAGAGATAGAACGAAATGGTATCTATGTTAATCCTAGTACATTAGATGAATTAAAAACTAGATTGAATGAGGAGTATCATTCTGTCAAAAAAAAGATTGACATAACTGTTCAAGAAGTAATGGGTGACGCTAAGTTTAATATCACTAGCGGGGAGCAGTTATGTAAAATCATCTATTCAAGAGAGATAATTGATAAGAATGACTGGGCAAAAACATTTGGCCTGGGGACTGATAGTCAAGGTGTAAAAAGAATTCCTGTAGAGTATCCTGCAAATACTTTTAGAGAATTAGTGGATGCTAAAACTATACCTGTTAAATATTGTATTGGAACAAAGTGTAAAACTTGTGATGGCATAGGTCATTATAGAAAATATAAAAAAGATGGAACTGCGTTTATTAATCTAACTAAATGTAAAGATTGTAATGCTGAAGGCATATTCCTTACAGAAACAGATAGAATAGCGGGTTTTAAAATCAAACCAAGAAGTCAAAGAGATGTCACATCGCTAGGATTTAAAGTAGGTATGGATAACTTAAAATATATCGGCGATAGAAATCCCGGAAGAGTACGAGAGTTCTTAGATTATATCATAAGATATAAACAGATAGAGAAGTGGCTATCTACTTTTGTTGATAAGATGAAAGAGGAAGCCTATGAAAATAATATCTTACATCCTAAGTTTAGCCAAACAAATGTAGTGACAGGTAGACTATCTTGCTCTGAACCTAACTTCCAAAATATTCCAAGAGGGGATAAGCTACCTATCAAAAGAGTTATACAATCTCGATTTGATAATGGTGAGATAATTGAAATGGATTTTGCTCAATTAGAATTTAGAGTTGCGGCTTTTCTGTCTCAAGATTCCCAAGCCATGCAAGATATTCTAGAAGGTGTAGATGTTCACCAGAATACTGCTAATGTTATAGGTTGTAGTAGACAAGATGCAAAAGCACATACATTTAAACCTCTTTATGGCGGTTTTTCAGGAACTGAAGAGGAGAAAAAATATTACTCATGGTTTAAGAAAAGATACAAGGGTATAACACACTGGCAAGACAGCACAGAGGACAATGCTATAGCTACATCTTTTGTCACCCTACCAAGTGGTAGACAATACTATTTTGAAGGAATAAAAAGAACCACAAACTGGGGTTCTAATTATTATACCCAAGTTAGAAATTATCCTGTGCAAGGTTTTGCAACAGGGGATATAGTTCCCGTAGCTTGTATTGATATTTACAATTCAATGAAAAATATGAGAACAAGATTAATTAACACTGTACATGATTCTATTATTATTGATGTACATCCAAAGGAGGTAGACAGTGTTTTAAAGAAACTAAAGAAAGCTTGTGATGGTATCACACAATCAATCAATCAAAGATACAACATAGACTTTAATGTGCCACTTGACTATGAAATAAAAAAAGGGCATAATTGGTTAGACCTAAAACGAATATAGGAGTTATATATATGACAGACAAAACAATCTTTGGAGACATGTCCGAAGAAGAAATCAGAGCAGAAGCAGGGATGGGTGCAGCAAAAAGTGTACCTTCTTACATTGTGCAACTGCGTATTACAAACAACCATAAAGATAAAAATAACGATGATAAAATCACACAACATCTGGGTAGCTACAATGTGTGGGATAAAGACACCGAACAGTTTATCTATTCAGATACTATTTCTTTCAGGCCCTTTATGAAAAGAAATCAGTATATGACATGGGATAATAAGGAGAAAACTTTTTCTGCTGAATCAATCTTGGTCGCATTTGGCGAAGAAGCTTTCGATACATTAGGAACTACTAAGTGTGGGTATGTCACTGCTAAGAATAGAGCTGACTTAACACCCGACCAAAAAGAGAAAGCTAACAATACAAAGTTCTATAGAATTATGTATGGTTTAATGGACATGAAAGGTGAGAGTTCTAAGGGAGATAAAATTACCTTAAAACAATATCCCGTTCAAATAAAATATGCAGGTGGTAATGCAGTAGTCATGAGCAATCTTGATTCTTTATTATCTAATAAAGGTATCCTTTGGTCTAACAAGGTAGAGTTGAGTACGGAGGAAAAAACAAATGGGGGAATAACTTATTACAATATTAAATTGGGTAAGATAACTTCACTAGATGTCCCTGCTAATTTACTAGAGGATAGTGATGATGGCAGAGCCTATCAGTTATTTAAAAATGATATTGAAGCCAAGAACGAACAGGTCATGGGAAAATATCATGCTCATTTAAAAAAGTATGCTGATGATACTGCTTCGGTATCTAAGGTTACTAACGCTTGAACATCGACATACTAGATAAAATAAAACACTTTTTGGTACAGGCGGAAAAATCGCCTGTGCCTCTCAGCGAAGAACTTATCGAACAGTTTGGGGAAGACTGTAAGAAAGCAATCAGAAAACAATTCAAAGAAAAAAGAGATACTTCTTTTAGAGTTAGAATGTCAGGGATTGGCAAACCTTTATGCCAATTACAAATGGAAAAGTCTGGTGCTAAAAAAGAAGAGATGCCTTACAATAGTAAGTTAAGATTTCTATTTGGTGATATGATAGAAGCGATTACAATGCTTTTATTAAAGGCATCTGGAACTACTGTTGATAGTGAACAGAAACAAGTATCTAAACCTAGCAAATATTTTGAAACAGGACTGACAGGAACTTATGATGTAGAGATAGATAATAAAATCTACGATATTAAATCAGCTAGTGATTGGGCATTTAAAAATAAATTCTCTATGGGTTTTGATGCCGTTGTTGATAAAGATGTATTCGGATATAAATCTCAGGGATATTTATATGCCGATGCAGAGAATAAAAAGTTTGGTGGTTGGATTGTTGTTA